GTAACTCTTCAGCCTCATCAACAACAAATGTACTAACATTAGCTAAACTTTTTAATGCAGCTGTTTGATTTCCTGATGCAGTCTTAATTCCCTTGAACATAATAGCTGAATCTGTTATCTGATTAACAATTTCGTCCCTAGTAACTCTAAAATCATTTTCAGCTGACATTAGGTCTATTTTATCTACAAACTCAGGAATAATTGAAGAGTGAGCTGATGACATAGTGTAACGAGTGAATAAGACCTTGTGGTCTTTCTCGTATGTTAGGTTATTTAGGAATAATGTAACCCCAAAAGACTTCCCCGACCCTCTGCCCCCAGTAATTATGTAATACCTTGTGTCTCCCTTGAAAAGAGGTACATATTTAGGATTTAATGTTACGTTACTCATCTTCGTCAGGTGTTACATCTATAACCTTTTCTTCTTTAGGTTGTAGGTTGAATTGTATAACAGGAGCTTTACTAGATGTTGGCTTATAGGCTTTTGCTTCACCACTCTTACCATACTGATAATTCATTAACATCTCCATTGCCTTCATATTACCTTCAGCTGCCATCTCTGCTAAGTGATTCCATATACCATCTTCACCTTTAAAGATATTACTTATAGCCTTTTTAGATAACATCTTAGCCCTATCTTTCTTAGCCTTATTAACCATTGGAGCAGGAAGGTTTTTGTCTTTTATAATCTTAATCCTGTCCTGTCTCTTATTATTCTTCCGACCATCATTCTTCCTTTTATTGTTGTTTATCTCACCCATATTAATATAACTGATTTTATTGCTTTTTGTTCATATTATTGTACTTATAGAGGTATAATTCAATGATTTTATCATACATTTCATCATTTTGCTCCCATATTATGTCACCTTGATTCATTTTTGTAGGTGTATGAAATCCTATTTTGACCTTTGGTGTGAATTTCATTGATGTTGATTGCCCTTTTATAACTAAAGGATAGAAGTAAATTTTTCTATCCCAACAAAAACTTCTTGCTTTACAGACTTCAGGGTCATCGTGTAAGTATTTAACTTTGTATTTCTTAGCCATTTACATAGAACAACTAATTATTTCAAACTTTTCCTTCCTAACACTATCTTTATACTTCCATTTAAAGCTTTTTAAGACCAGATTAGCCCTTTCATCATAAACAACCTTATCTGCATCATTTAAAGCTCTGTATTGCACCTCAAAATCAGTTAATTCAGACTTATACTCCTCTGATTTATATACTTTCTCTTTAGCGTCTTTCAATAAAGTCTTTAAGAACTTTATATCAGACTTTAACTTATTTACATTATCTAAAGCCTCAATTAAACTATGGAGATTCTGACCTGCATCTACATCATTAGGTTCAAAATTGTCTACATAGTTATTATAAGCAACTATATATTTAGGGAAACCATCCATCTCAGGAAACAGATTCTTTACACTGTGGCTAACTGTACTATGGTCCCTATTAACTATACTACTAATATCTGCATAACTTGCTTCAGTTAACCTTAAAGCCAATTTAAAATACAATGTTCGACCTCTAACATCTTTATATTGTTTCCTTTTTGATGATATATCCAAATTAAAAGCATTATTTACATAATTCTTAATATCTGTTAATTCTTTTTCATAACCCTTAATTGCTCTATTCATAGTGTTTAATGTTTAATTATTAATTATAATGTGCTGTCCCCATATTTCTTAAAGTTAATTGCCTTTTTAATTCCTTCAGCAATCTCATACTCTTCTGCTTCTACATTTCTAAGCATTTCTTCTTCACAATATTTCATTGTGTAGTCTCCCGTCTGTATATTAAAGTAAAACATACAGAATGTGTTCTCTATAATCTCTTTTGTAGTCTCTCCTCGTTCAAAGTCCATTAAAATATAGCTAATTTAAGTAATAAAAATGTTCTTATCATCTTTTCTCTTGCTCTACCCTTGTATAGTTGTTTATAAAGAGTAAATACAGTACGCATCATAGCAAATTCATTCTTACCAGTCAAATTCTTCTTACACCAAGATGAACCATAGCCCTTACACACCTTTACATTATCAGCAGCATCACCGACAACCATTTGTTCATACAAATTATATAAAGCTTCTTCCTTACTTATCTTAATAAACTCTCTATTACGATAATTAAATATTGTGCATTCAAATTGCTTATAGTCTTTATCAATACTTATTATAACACTATTATCCTTACCATAATGAAGCATAAGCTTAGCTACTATATCGTCAGTTTCCTGTAGATAGCGTGTTATTACAGGTGTTGTATCTTTAACGTGCTGAATTAACTCTTCAAAGAAATCTGGCTTATCTGCCGACCTTTGAGCCTTATAGCTCAGGTCGACCTTCTTACGGTAGTTGTTCCTACAGAAACCAACAGGTATCATCTCTACATTACCATACCTTTGCTCTAAATGATAACGTGCATCATTGTAACGACCCCAGAATGATTCTTGAGCCTCTTCTAAATCTTCAGCATTATAACACGCTTCATATATTAAACTGTCTATGTCAAATATTCCCTTAATCATAATTATTATTTTTAATGATTATCTGTTAAGTATCTTTCTAATCCTGCTAAAGCTCTCCAAGCTACCTTAGTTAAGTGTAATATACCATCATCATCAGTAGGATTAATTGTATGGTCTATAAGGTGTCTTGTTAAAGCATCGTACTCATCTTTACTCTTATTCATATCCCAATGCAATGGTTTATCAGGGTGATGTTGGTCATTACCTGCCTTAGAGCATTTAGATACTTCTTTTAAAGCATTAGGGAAATATTTTAGTACCCCACTAAACACAGGAGTATCCTTACGCTTTTGAGCTTCATATATTTGAACCTTCTTCCAATCTTCTGTTGATTTTATAGAACCTTCTTCTTCTTCTTCTTCTTCCTCTATATCAGCTAACATACTTCTTGTTACATTCGTATCCATATAGTCACTAATCATAGCCCCCATATTATCTGATACGTGCTTATTCCATTCATCCTCCATATACTTGTCGTTAGAGTTCATAATTAATTTCCTATTGGATTATAGTTAGTGTTTGAACATTCGTATTCTACAGAGATTAATTCTCCATTTACGTAGTAATTATCTACGCACCATCCATCTACTGGCTCACAGCTTGTAAGTATTGTAATAATACTTAATAATAATAATATTTTAATTGATTTCATATTAAAGTTGTTTAATTGATTCTTTTATACCTTCAGCATACATTTTCTGTTGCTTTGTATTTTCTTTTGTTACCATTGAAATAATTGTTGGTAAATCTTTATAAAATGTATCTACATTAATAACAAGGCATTCATCCTTTTCTCCATAGCCAAGATATAATTCTCCATCGCTACAATGTAAAGTATGTATCTCGTGTACATAAGTATACTTCTGTGCTAATTGCTCTTCTAATTGTTTAATTCTGTCTTTGTCTTTCATTTGTTTATTGTGTTTAATTATTAATATTTAAAAAGGGTTAGTCGCTTACCTGCAAATCGTATAACCAATGACGAGTTGTTTATTTGTTATGTTGTATAACGCCAACCCCTTTTTTTACTTTATAAGCTCTTTTAACCTCAATATTTCATTGTTTTTCTCCCTCCTTATTAAAGAGTTCATTATTTCTAAGTCACTTAATTCAATCATTAAATCTTGGTGTCTATTAAGGAAGGCTAATATAAGTTCTGCTAATCTTGTTAGCTGTGGGTTCTCTTCATTTGTTTTAGATTGCCAATCCTCTATTATACCTAAAGCCTCTAAGTAATTAGTGTGTGCTTTTACCTTTTCTGTTAATGATGTTAAGGACATAGTTAATGTGTGTTTGTTATCACTGTTAATATTAAAAAAGCTACTAATGTTATTATTATTTTCATAATATTATCTATCATACTGCAAACATATAATAAAAAAACCACTCTCGCAAGGGAATGGCTATTTTTATTTAAAATAATTTAATAATCAATTAATATTTATTTAACTCCATCCCAAACAAATGTAATAATCACTATACCTAAATAAAAGTCTAAGTAATTAGTTTTATAATCGTCCTCTTCAGATGTTGTAATACTTCCTCCTAACATTACTCCTGTAATGAAGCTAATTTCTATGTTTGCATTCTTAAAGTACCACAGGTATAATCCTAAAGCTATTAATGCATAAAATGGTAATAGTATTGTATTTATCATAATTAAAATA